AATGTATTTAAAAAACATTTCAAAAAAATACAAAATCAATTTTATTCTAACGGTCATATAAAAAATAGTCCAAATAAACTTTTCTTTTAAAATAAAATACGATATTAATCCTTAATAAAAAAAACCTCTTTATAAATCGAAGAGGTTTTTTTTATTTTTATCCAATTTCCTACAAATTTAATATTTATATATGAATTAGTCTATCTAATTAGGAGATTTATATAATGACAAAAAATAATGAAATATTTGAAGGAAAAACCTTCCAAGAATTAACAAAGGATATATACGACAATTCCCAAAAGAAAAAAGTACAAATAGATTTATTAATATCTGAAATACATGGATTTATTACAACAATAGATGATGTGATTATGGTAGCACCAATTATTAAAGAATATATGGAAGTTTCAATCAAAAATGACGAACATCTCGTTAAATTAGCAGGAGTATTACAAAGAATTATAAGTAAATCAAGTGGTGAATCTGATGAATCAATGTTATTATCAGATTCCGAAAAAGAAGAATTAATGGGAACATTACAAGATACGGTTGATGATTTACAAAAAGAAAGTGATAGATTAACAGATATAAAAAATAAAACAACCAATATTTCGGAGGGTTAAATGGGTTCAACCTGGCAAACAACTGAAAAGATAAAAATTAAAGGACCAATGGGTAAAAAATATAATACACCATATTATATGCAATTTGTTCCTGGTGTTGTAGTGCATGTTGTAACTTCAAATGAAAGTTTATATTATAATGGTGACCAATCAATTAATACTATACTTGCTATACCACATATAACAGATAAATTATTTCAAAGAAGATCCTCTGTTAGTGAAGAAAATAGATATAGACCATTATTTAGAGGTATGGTTGATACACCAGCATATGGAGATCCTGTTCTTTTATGTACAATAGGTGAAATACAATATTATATGGGTCCATTAAATACTGATAATAACCCAAATTGGAATATAGATAATTTATGGAGAAATGAAATAAATGTTGAAAATTCAAAGTTGTATGGTAAGACTAATAGAACAGAAAGAGGAGAATCTAGAAATTTCTTCAAATCACAGAATGTCCGACTTGAAAAATCAATAAACTATGCTCTAGATAGATCAATAGATCCTGAAACAAAAACTTTACTTGATGAAGGTAAGTATAATATAGGAGAACTTCATGGGGATATGGTTTTTGAAGGAAGACATGGAAATAGTATTCGTCTAGGTAGTAGAAGAAGTAACTCAAACATATATATATCCAATGGTAGAGATGCAATTAATCCTCTAGAAGGTCCAATGAATGGCAGTTTCCTATCAATGACTACCTATGGTACATTAACGGAACATTTTGGAAAGTATATCGTTAGAACTCCTGGAGAAAATGACTTCTTCGCATCGGGGTTTATATTAGGTTCTGATCAAAAACCAAAACTTAACAGATATATGGCAAATCAAATAAAAATATCTAATGGGAATGATAAAGATCCGTGGGATCTTATATATAATTATAAAGGACACCAAACCTTACTAACATCAGATAGAATAATAATAAATTCAAAAGGACAACTTGGTGGTGATTTAATGTTATCATCAAATAACGATATTCATATTGGAGCTTCTAATAACTTAACAATAACTACAGAGAAAGATGTATGGATAGAATCACAGGGTGTTTATATTGGTAGTCCTATGACTTCAAATACAAGTCGTGCAATGGAGCCAATGGTTTTAGGAACTCAATTGACTGGATTATTAAGAGATTTAGTAATTTGTTTATCAAAAGCAAGATATATTAATCCTGCAGGAGTCCCAACTCCACTACATGATGTTAGTCCAGCAAATGCATTGGCTACTCTCCCAGGAGAGGGTGGTAGAAAAAGTCTTGATGATATTCTTAAGATGTTAGAAAGTATAACAAGTAATTATCACTGGATTGAACCAAATATTGCAAACCAAGATACTAAAGATAAATAACTGGGAGGTTATGATGAAAAAGAAAACAAACATAAGAACGATGATAAGACATATAGTTAGAGAAGAGGTCGCGATGGCTATCGGTGAAGTAATAACTGAATTAAAACAACCACCACTATCATCACAACAAGTTTCTCAACCAAAACGAAAAAAGAAAATTGTTGAACAGAAATCATTCACAAAAAATTCTATTATAAATGAAGTATTAAATGAAACAGCTATGGGTGAAGAATGGAAATCAATGGGTGGTGGAACTTATGATTCAAGTAAGATGAATGAAGTTATGTCATCACAATATGGTGACTTGATGTCTTCTGATGAAGTTAATCCTGATGCTATGGTTGCTTCAATGGGAGTAGACCCAGCTAAAGTTGATGATAGCGTGAAGAATATTTTCACAAAAGACTATAGTAAATTATTAAAAAAAGTTGATGAGAAATCTAAACAAAAAAGAGGGATATAATGGGTCTTAAACAAGATTTAATAAAAGCAAAACAAATAGCTTGGAAAAGTCCTATAGCAACACCAGAAATGAAGTTAGAGGCTAAACTGACTAGAGATGCTATTGTAAACTTTTTAACAGATCCGAAATTACATTGGACTGTAACTGAATTAAAGGCATCTGTTGAGTTGGAAAAATTAGAAACAACAGATGGTTTGAAATCAAGTCTTGAACCAGAGACATTAATTGCAGATAAAAAACCAATTCTAGATGGAATTGAAAAGGTATTAGACCTTATAGGAGGAGTTGGTGGTGATTTAATAGTAAAATTAATTAAAGAATTAAAAAAAGTTACAAAACCTATATCCGAAGATGCTGCTAAAACCTCACCATTAAACTTAAAGAAAGATGGTGCAGCACAAGGTGGACAATTAAAAGCGAGTGGACATGCATATATAGGTATAAAAGACCCAGTACCAAATTCCGATACAACAGATCAAGAAAATAATTTTACAAAAGTACAACTAATTAAAAATAAGATACCAAAGAGCTTATTATAATAGGAGTGATATATGGCAATAAAAGATACATCAAAAAAACCCTTTATAAATGACAGAGATGAAAATGTATTTATAGGTATTGATATGCCATTTAGAAAATCTGAAGGTCCTGAAGGTTGGTTTGCTTCTACTAGTACAACAATAGAAGCTGTAAAAAATAATATAAGAAATTTATTACTTACAGAAAAAGGTGAAAGAATATTTCAACCCAAACTAGGACTTGGTTTGAAATCATATTTATTTGAACAACGAAGTGAAGATACAATAGAAAATATTAGAGGAGAAATTATAGATACTTTTAAATCATGGCTACCATTTGTTCAAGTTCGAGAGATAACAGTTGACTTAGGAGATACATCATCTTCTGAATTTGGTTTAAATACAATAAATATAAATGTAGTTTTTAATATAACTAGAGACCCCAATTCATTAGAACAGGTTTCAATTACAGTAACAGGAGATTAATGAATGCCATCTTACGATAAAAATAAATTTAAAGATTCCAACATCAATTATTTAAATAAAGATTTCAGTAGTTTGAAAAATTCTTTAATTGATTATGCACAATCTTATTTTTCAAATTCATATAAAGATTTTAATGAAACATCACCTGGAATGATGTTAATAGAAATGTCAGCTTATGTTGGTGATGTATTATCATTCTATATTGACCAACAATATAAAGAAATGATGTTACCATTAGCAGAAGAAAGAAGAAATATAATTAATATGGCTAAGATGTTTGGGTATAAAGTAAAGCCAGTCGTTCCAGCTTATGTTGATGTAACTTTCACTCAACTTGTAAATTCTATAACTGGTAATGAAGCTCAGATTGATTATTCTAATGCATCAACTTTTGATAGGGGAATAAAATTATCATCTACTTCAAATACAGATGTTATCTTTGAAACTTTAGATATAGTAGATTTTACAATAACAGGCTCTTCAGTTGATGGTGGAACAGAAGGAGATATAGCAACAGTAAATAGTGACAGTGGATTAGCTACATCTTATCGACTTTCAAGGAGTGTTAGAGCAATTAGTGGTGAAACAAAAACACAAACTTTTGTAGTTAATAAACCTTCAAAATTTTTGAAATTAAATATATCAGATACAAATGTAATTGATATTATAAAAGTTGTGGATTCTAATGGTAATCGGTGGTATGAAGTTGATTATTTAGCTCAAGATAAAATTCCAATAGAAACTCATTATACTGCTGATGAGGATAGAATGGATATCAATGATAATTCATCTGCATATTCATCAATTGGTGGAAATGCAACGGTAACAAATATGGCAGTACCATATTCACTTTCTTACATACACTCAAATAAGAGATTTACTGTTGAAACGAATGAAAATAATACTACATCTTTAGTATTTGGAAATGGAGTTATAAGAAATGGTACTGTTATTGATAATTCATTTATAGATTTAGAACAAGCTGGTATTATCATACCAGGACAATCAACAGATTTAGCTGATGCAATAAATCCATTATTAGGTGATGAGTATGATACTTTAGGTGAAACACCAGTACAAACAGTATTAACTGTAACTTATAGAATTGGTGGTGGTCTTTTATCAAATGTTTCAAGTGGAGATTTAGTAAGTTTTGTAACTCCAAGTATAATTAATGGTAATACTGGAGGATCAATTGAAACAGTAACTAATTCAAAACCAGCTAGTGGTGGTAAAAGTCAAGATACTATAGAAGAAATAAGAGAACGAACAAGGGCATTCTTTTCAACACAAAATAGATGTGTAACTAAAGAAGACTATGAGGCAAGAATTTTAAATGTACCATCAAAATTTGGAAATATTGCAAAGGCATATGTTTCTAG